CCCCTGGGCTACCTGGGTTGACAACGACCCGGCCCTTGCGATGAGCAAAGCCCTGGACATCGCCCTGCGGGGTCCCGAGGTCGCCGCCCGTGAGTCGGTGGCCATGTTCTACGAGAAGAAACCCTTGGCCGATGGCATGATGGAACTCATGCTGATGGAATACGAGGATCAGATCGCCGCCGCTAAGGTGGAGTTCGCCCCGTACCGTGGCTGGGTGGTCGTCCTGTTCCCCAAGAAGGGAGCCGATCTGTCTTTCCTGGGTGACAGGGTAGAGATCCGGTCCGGTGACTTTGTCCCCAGCGCCTCCCCTGCCCCCGTACGAACCTCTTCGGGGGCTACCGCCGCCAAGCTGTCCGCGGGGCAACCCGTCGTCATCCCGGCAGGTGGCCGGATGACCGTGACCAAGGATGTCCTCGACAATGAGTACAAGTCGAAGATGGGCAAGTTTCCGGATCGCAACATCAAGAAGGCGGACCTGGCCAAGTTGCTCGACGAGCTGGAGGCCACCGGGAAATGACCCCCACCCCCACCCCCAAACTGGATTTGGCGCGTAAGCGCCGAGACTTTCACCGAGCTCTAGCGGCTGCAGATGCCCTAGAAGCCGGGGAAATAACGGAACCACAGAGATCTTCAAGCCGAAAGAACTCTGATATCATTGACCCACCCATCCAAAGGAGAACCACGATGGACGTGCAGAGATTTGAAGCTATCGCCTATGCCCAAGCGGCCAAAGGCGTTCGATTTATTCAGGTGTCTTTCGTTGACCGCTTTGAACAGAAAGTCGCGAACCAGCAGGTCAAACCGAAGACCTACCTCTACAAGGTCCCGGTCGGTCTGGAAGACCTGGGCCTGTCGGACTTGGTTCTGGTTCAGGTCTTCAACGGTGACTTCGCCATCGGGCAGGTGGTTTCTTTCCTGGAAGGGCCACCCCAGATCGACGAGTATGACTACTCGAAGCCACTCAAGTGGGTGGTGCAGAAGATAGACCGAGTCCGCTCCGAGAGGCTGACCGAGATGGATCGTCAGGTCTTGAAGGCCATGAGCCAAGTCTCGCTGCAAGCCCGGATGCAGCAACTGGGGGCAGCCCTGGGCGTCGACATTATGAAGATTGCCGACGCCATGGACTCACCTAAGATTTTGGAGGGTTAACCCCATGGCGAACCTCGACCCGTTCCAACTGTCGCCGGAGGCTAAGCGCGCGCTGGAAAAGGACCTCCAGGATCACGGCCTGCTTAATAGCAGGCCTCGGCCAGTTTTCCGGAAAGGCCGATCGAAAGAAGTCTTGGTTTTGTCGGGGGCTATGCTTCTGGCAGTCCTTCTCGGTTGGTTCGTCGAGAAGGCCTACTCTAACGGAGTGGCAGCTTCGATCGAAGCCAGTACCCAGGGGGACTGGTGATGACGCCTTATCTCGAGGACTTGATTGCTAAGGCTAAGAACTTAGTCAAGCATATGACCCCCACAGACCGGGAGGCCATGCTGGATGAGCAGGCCAAATCTTGGGTTCGGGGGGAGATGGGGATGGGGTCTGACAAGGACGAGGCTATCTTCAAAGCCGCTTTGGAGTCCGGCGATACCTTCACCTTAGCTCGCCTACGTAGGGACCCCCGGAAGGGACAAGAGGCCTTCTATGCCATCGTTTCGCGTCGCTGAGCCGGTGAAGCCCTGCCGGAGATGCAGGGGAAGAATGGTCAGTAAGTGGCACCGGCATTGGGTGGCTGACTCGGTCATTCGGAACGGCGACACGGACTTGACCGACGCCAAAGACATTCCCTGCCAAGGGGATGTCTGCGAACTCAACCAAGGAGAACCAAATGCTTGACGACAACCGACTGAACGTTCTGGACTGGGGGTTTGTCCGCCTGGTCGACTCTATGGGCAGTGACCTTTCGATCGCCAGGGCTGCAAAGGTGTCGTACGACGCCGCCTGGCGCGCCGGAGAGGACAAGGGATCGGATGCCCGCCTGATCAACTACCTGTGGGACCACCACCACTCGACGCCCTTCGAGGCGGTGGTCTTCACCTTCGAGGTGAAGGCCCCCATCTTTATCTTCCGGCAGTGGCATCGCCACCGGACCTGGAGCTTCAACGAGCTCTCGGCCCGATACCGGGAATTGCCGGAAGAGTTCTATGTGCCCAACCCGGCGACGATTGGGGAGCAGTCCTCCTTGAGCAAACAGGCCCGTGTTCAGACTGAACACTCGGATCACGTAGCCGCTGACCTGATCCAGGAAGCCAGCCGGGCCGCCTTCAACGTCTATCACACTCTGCTGGAGCGCAAGGTCCCTCGAGAGGTCGCCCGGTCAGTTCTGCCGATGAACACTTACAGTCACATGTTCGCCACCGTCGACTTGCTGAACTTGATGAAGTTCCTGACCCTGCGGGATCACGAGCATGCCCAATGGGAGATGCAGCAATATGCCAAAGCCTTGGCGACGCTCATTGAGCCAATCGTACCCGTGGCCCTCGCCGCTTGGCGGAAGAGCCAGGATCGAACCGAAGCCGACTTGGAGGCCCAGGTCGAGAACTGGAAAAGGCTCTACCGGGAAGCCATGGGTTCACCGAAACAGGACTGAAAACAACAAAGGCCACCGGAGCTTGCGCTCCGGTGGCCTTTGACTTTTAAACCCCCTCAAAACCCGGGTAAAACGCGCCGAATACGCGGCCTTCGGCTTTCCGGGTGATTATCCCACCCCGATCCAAAGCCCGCGTATACGGCCCGTTTTTAGGGGGTCTCCGTCGATCGACCTGATCTAGGCCTTGGGAGGGGCCAGCCCCCAAACTTTGGAGATCCCCAAACTGATCCCCAGGGCCGAAGCCCAAGCGGCTCCGAAAGCCGGCAGGTCGATCGACAGCACCCAGTTCAGGGCGTCGAAGTGGATGGAGCCGGCGACGTTGGCCGGAAGGAGCCCCAGCAGAAACGATCCGGCGTAAGTCATCACCCGAAAGTAGCTTCCCGACAGCGCCCCGGTCACCAGAACGTCGGGCTTGACGCCCCATTTCTGGAAGATGGGAACGGAGGCCACCACCGCAATAGTCAGGGCCAGCGTAAGAGCCTTGACGTCAAACCGAAGGATCTCCCCATTGGGGTCGAGCACGATCCACCCGAGAGCCCAGGCGGGCAAAAGCCCGGCGATAAAGGTGGACACGTAAGCCACCAGGCGAATGTAAAGGTTGGTCATGTTGGTTCCTTTCAGACTTCGTTGACAGACAAGGGAAGCGTCGGGGGTTTGTTCGGAAGGCTCGAGGGATCAGCCCCCCAGCTGATTGGCCACCGGGAAGCGATCAATCGGTCTTTGTCGATCCTGGTGACGCATATCCGGTCCCCCTGGTTACCTCCAAGAACGTGGTAGGCCGTCCCATCCGCCCCCACCAGGAAGCCGACGTGACCGCTGGTGGGTCCTCTCTCAAAGACCCCAATGCAGCCGTAACCAAAACCAGCCCGACCGAACCCCTGCCAGTTCCTCGCCCAGTAGGGGTTGGACTTCAGAGGCTCAACGAAAGGCTCTTCCGGCAGGGCCGTTTTGATCGCCGTCTCAACGGCGTCTCCACACCAGGGCAGCGCTCCCGGGTCTCCCAGGGTCTTGCCGTCGGACTTGAGCCAAAGCTGAAGCTTGGCTTTGTCGTGAACCTCGTGGAGCCCATAGACGGACTTCATCGAAGCGACCCAAGGTAGTTCACCCATCCGGGGGAGAGCTGGTAACAGAGCTTTTGATCGGCGAAGGGTTTCTGGGCCGAAGTCTCCGTCGGGGTGGGCGCCGATGAGGCGCTGCCATTCCATGATTTCTGTCTTCATTTTCCTGCCCCAATCTTCTTGTCCACCCAACGTTCAATCAGCTTCTGAGCACCCCTCGGACCGACCCAAGCCAGGACACCGATAACGCCGATCGTTGCCGCATGCGAAAGGCCGGCATAGGTTCCGATTGCATCGCCCAGGAGAGCCATTGCAACAGCGATGAGCGGCTCGAGCAGCAGCTCCATGCCGAACCACTTTCTGCGCCTGTTGGTCGCCTCCTGGCCATGATAGACCAAACGCATGACCAATGCCGTGATAGCAGCAGTCGCCGCACCGCCTGTCAGGGCGTCGATGGCTTTGATCAGGCCACCGCCAATTTCATCTGACACTTTCTTTTCCTCTTTCATTTTGGGTTCTTCTCGATCAGTTGATCGTCGAGCGGTAGATGTCGAAGTGGAACACGGGGGCATCGACCGCTGTCCCGACAGCCGCCCATGCCGTCACCTGGAAAGAGCCAGCAGCCTTTTTGGTGACGAAGGTAGCGTACTGGTTGGTCCCGGATTTCTGGGAAATGACCACCTGATCGTTGGCGCCTATCTTCGTGTTGTTGACAGTGAACACGAAAGGCGTCGTGGACCCGGCCGCTGAGAAGATGGTGATGTCGCCAGCCAGCTTGTCCAGGGTGACTGGGGTGTTGCGGCTGGTGCCTTGCCCGATCGCACCACCAATGCCGACACCGGTGAAATACCCGAAGCCACCGGCGCCGAACAGCGTCTCTTGGTTGGCGTTGATCCGGTACGCCTCGACACCACCGGTGCCGAACCCGATGGCGTTTGCCGAAATGCGCCAGACACCACAGTCAGGGTCGGCATCGAAAGAGATGCCGGGGGATGTGACGGACCCGGCCAAGAACAGGCCAGGTCCGACAGCGACTGCGGTGGCAGCAATGGCGGCGGCCGCAGTCGAAAACCAGGTAAAGTACTCGTCCATCTGTTGGACGAAAACCAAGGGGTTCTCGTAGCGGTTCGGGATTGTGGGAGGAGGATCAATAGCCATCAGGTCAGTCCTTTGACTTGGAGGGTTGCGTGAATGTATTCCGGAGTTGAATATGCGGTATCGAGCGAGCCGATATATCCATATATGTAGACATTCTGATTGCCCTCTTCTGCGCTCGGGAAGAACAGGCAGGGGATACTCCGGATGCTGGCTGCAAGGTTATCGACCAGCACCTTTCGCGCGGGTTCGATCTTGATGTCGAAGTCTGCCTCGTAGGCATAAGCTCTGGGTACGACGACGATGTTGCCGTATTGATCAGGCTCTTTGACCGAGTAATCCACCAGTCGCTTGACCGGGTCTGCCATCGTCTTGCCTATCACTATGGCGTTGCCGATCACGATCTCCCCAACACTCAGGATCGGTGCATCGGTTCCGCCTGTCGCAGTAAGCAGAGTTATTTCCAGCCTTGCGCCAGAACCAGAAGCAGTCCCCCAGCCGGGGATGTCGTCTACGATATAGGCCCGACGGACAACCACCTCACCAAAGCAGTACTGCCAGTGATCGACCACCCCAGAGTTGTCGCTCCCAAACATCGTCTTTTCATACACGAGTGCGCCGAGCTGATCGCGCATGATCACAGTGCAGCTGACTGCATTCGTCTCCAGAACTGCAACTGTGTTGAACCGCTCTTTGATGCCAGTCACAACGAATGTGTTGTACCAGATCCCGTGTCCGCTCAGGGCGTCGTCATACCCCACAAAGGGGGCGGAAATAACCTTATCGAATGCTCTCCATGCGTTGGTGGCCCCAATCCGAACCCATGGGGTCGTCATGATCAGCGTCGGGGCTGTGCCAGTGTGCGCAGAGATGCACTCGAACTGCGACTGCAGGCTGTCCACGATCACACGGTCGCCCGGAACGTAGGCGGTGGCGATGTTCCAGGCTGGATAGTCTGTCGCGTTGCTGTACCCCATCGCCTCGGTCGGATACTGAGCGTATTGAGTGCCAGTCAGCTTAAGTGGTTGCACGACCTTCATGGGGTTGTCCTCGTCAAAATGCCATCAGGGTTTTCGATAACTCTTGTCATTCTTCTCTGGAGGGTCAAGTCCTTGCTGCTAAACTCAAGGCTCTGCTCCCGCAGGTGGCGAACCTCCGCCCGCAAGGCCCGGAGCTCCGACACAACTCCTCCGTCATCGGGCTTCAGCATGTCACGGGTTTTAGCTGTGGAATAGTACCTGGCCGGACCGGTCGCTTCCAACTCGATGCCGCGCTCACCGACGATCCGCAAGCCCCCTTGGTGGTTCCCACCTCCCGCAAAGGCCGGGACCCCTCCCAGGGCGATGACTTGATCCCGGGCTGCTTGCAAAGCCTGCTCCGAGCGCCTATATGCGAACGCCGCAAGCCTCGCCTGATCGGCCAAGCCCCCCTCGTTCCAAAAATTAGCCGTCCAGGCTTCCCGGTCCCGAGGGGTTCCGTAGACCCCGGTTGCCCCGTTGTAGTTCAGAGTTCCATCGGGGTTAAGAGTGACTGACACTTGCTGGTTCTGGGCGTTAGCAAGGTAGCCCGAATGGGAGGCATCGAAGTCGCTGATGGCTTTGACTGCCCCCTGAGCCTTCGTCAGGGCGGCGGCTCTGGCTGCTGCTACAGCCGCCACCTTCGCCTGGGCGTCCTCCAGGGCCTTTGCCTTAGCAGCGGCAGCCGCCGCTGCCGCTCTGTCGGCGTCGTCCTTAGCGTTTTGTATCCTGATCTCAGACGTAAGCGAGAACAACTGCTCACGCAGGGCGTTCATCGGAACCTTCAGCCCCTCGAGGGGGAGAGCGATAGCGTTCTTAGTGGTCGACTCGTACCAGCTCTGGAACCCCGTAGAAGGGTTCCATTGGAAGCTTCCACCCAAAGTCAGGGACCCCGACGCCGAAGACAGCGCCTTGAGGAAGGACGTCTGTTCAGCTGTCAGCTTAGAAAGGTCTAGTTGACCCGTGATCGACCTCACCCCAGACGTTACGGGGTTCATCAGGAAGTTTCGTTGGGGGATCGTCAACCCCGAGAAGTTTATCTGCCCTGTGACCAACCGGATGGCCGAGGTCACCTGGGTCAGAAGCATTGCCTTCTGAGGCTCGGTGAGCTTAGAGAGATCCACCTGCCCGAATATGGTCCGGGTAGCCGTGCTGCCTTGGGATAGCAAAAGCACTTTCTGGGCTTCGGTCAAGCCCGTGAGATCCAGGCGTCCCAGAACTGTCTTAGTGATGGTTCCGTTAGCTGCTAGAGCCAGAGAGACGGCCCGGATCTGGCTTCCCGAACCTATAAGCCCCACCACGCTCTTGGTGAAGCTTCCGTCCTGCCCCAAAGCCAAAGCCAGGGCTTTAGTTTCCGATCTGGTCCCCAAGCTAGCCAAGACCGTTTTGGTGATCTGACCGCCGGTAGACAAGGCCACTCGGACGGCTTCAGGGGAGGTTCCGGATTGTAGTGTAGCAGTAACCGTCCGGGCCAAGATCGAAGCCGAGGCCAAGCCCAGGAGGGTCGCCGGAGAGTGTCTCCGATCTTCCGGGATGTAGGCCTTGACTACTCGGACCAAATCCGAGGCCGTCGTCAGGGCCAGGAGTTTAGCCTGAGGGTCAGTGGACCCCAAAGCTACCGCCACAGTCCTAACCAGATTAGACGAAGCCGCAAGAGCCAAACGAGTCGCCAAATTCTGAGCACTTCCGGGGGCGATCTGGGAGGCCACAACTCGAGCGATCTCCCCGGAAGTTACCAGGGCGAGTTCTCGGGCCGCGGGGTTGATCTCCCCCAGGGCCAGATTGACGGCCCGGGTCAGATTTCCGGAGGTGGTCAAAACCAGTTGACGATCTTCGGGAGTCATGGAGCTCACCAGGGTCGTCCGGATGTTCTTCTCCACCGTCGAGGCCGCCGTAAGGGCCAGCTGAGCATCCCGCAGGGTCAAACCCGAGGTATCAGCCAAAAGATCTACGGTCCTCTGGTGACGGCTCAAGTTTGTCAGGGCCAAGACTCGTTCCATGGGCGACAGGTCATTGGTCCGGGAGATGAAATTAAGCTGGGCCTCTATCTCCCGGTTGGCGTCGCTGAGGAGTTGTTTCAGGACCGGGTCAGCGATGTTATCCACCACAACAACGGTCGCATCCATGTGAGCCACGATAGAGGCATAGTCGATGGCTTTGACTTCCTCGATAGCGTCTTGGAGCCCTCCCAACTGAGCATTCAGGGCGTCGATGTCGGCCGGGTTTAGTACACCCCCACCAGCCAGATAGTTCTTGATCTGCGTCAACAGAGTCTTCTGCTGACCTAGCAGATCCGCAATGACGTCCTGTTGCCCTCCTTGGGCGTCGGAGACATTAGCGGCCAGGTTCAAATCGTTGATAATCTTAGCCTGGGCTAGCGCAGCTTCGGTCGCTGTCCGAGAGGTGTTTCCAATGTCTCCCAGAAGGGTCTTAGCCACACTCGTCAGATCCCCCGTAGCCGAGGAGTCTCCCGACAGGGTCCGGGCCAGTAGGATCTGGAACCGGGCTTCGTTTGCCGCCCGGGCCTGATCACGTGACACCAGGGCGGAGGAGGTCCCCCGCAGGTCGGCTATGAAGCTTCTTAGGGATTGGGCCGCGTTGTACCACACCTTAGCGGCGGACAGAGCCGCCGTTTGCACCGAGTTCAGGTCGGTAATCATGGCGTCGAGTCCGGAAGAGGTGGAGGTCAGGAGATCGGAGATTGCGGAGCTAACGGCCCCGATAGCCGGAAGGACCTCGTTCATGGCCCCGGCCAGCGAGATCAGGGACGCAAAGAGGTCCCGGCCCGATTGGGTGTTGAGGTCCTGGGCCTCCACCAAGGCCCGGTAGGCTTCCCGAGAGGCCGGCATAGCTACCCCGAGAGACTTGAACTGCTCTGACAGGAACGCGGTCTTATTAGCCACCTGCTCTTCGGCCGTGTAGAAGTTAGCAAAGTAGGTCTGGAAGCCCGAGGACAACTGCTCCATCCCCCCGAAGGCGTCGGCCAGTTTCGAGGCCGCATCAGCCCCTTGCAAGCCGATCGAAAGAAGTCCGTGGCCAATAAGGAGGAGTTGGGAATTCACTGTCGGCAAAGCTTGGGAAAGCCGGGTCAGGGTGTCGAGGGTCTTTTCCCCCTCCTTGGCATAAGCCCGGACGTCCACCACGGTGTTGATCATGGAAGATCCCAAGTTAGTCAAGGCAGCTGACAGCATGTCAGCGACCTCGCTTGAGGACTTGTTGAACGTGTTCAGGTTAAAGGAGCCGGAGAAGTTCTCCAGGGCCTTTGCGTCGAGCCCCAAGGAAGTGACCATGTCCGACACCCCGGACTTAAGGCCATCCAGTGTGTTCTCGATCTGAGAAGAAGTTGTGCTGTCCAGGCCCGAAGCGGAAGTGTGCCGAACGAGGCCAAACAGTGAAGAGCTAGACTTTGTCGTTTGCCCCGAGAACCCATTCGGCCCGTAATTCCCCGAGAGAGTCGACCCCGTGGGTTTGCTCTTAAAAGCCGCGGCCAGTAAACTGATACCCGCAACAACGGCTCCGATAGCCGGCAGGGCGGCCATGATAGCGGACCCCCCGGAGGCCGCAATGGCGGCAGTTCCAGCCGCCGAGGTCGATCCGATCCCAAGCATGCCCCCGAGGGCGTTGAAGGACCCCCCGAGACTCCCCAGACCAAGAAGCCCTGCCGGACCCGTGCCCCCTGCGGCCACGCTGGCGGCATTCGACGCACCTCCGGTGACGAACTGACCCATCCCAACCGACACCAAGATCTTGTTCCGGATAGCCAGGGCTACCATCTGGGACAAAGCATTCTTGAAGCCCCCCACAAGAGAGTCAAACAGCTTTTTGCCGTCTCTCATACCATTGGAGAACCAGTCCCCCAGGGCATTCGAAACGCTGTCGATAGCCCCCACCACCGGTTGCTTCATAGCGTCAGCATACGCCTTGGCTTCTTGGGTCGCCTTCTCTGTAGCCTTAGCCGCGTCGGACATTCCGCCGCTGGCCGCTCTCCCAGCGGCCCTCGCGGCCGGAACTACGGCGTTCAACGCCCGGGCGGCTGCCGCGGCGTCCTCGGCGAGCTTCCGGGCTCTCGTCGAAGAATAGGCCAAGCTTCCGTCACCTTGCCCGGCAGGGCCGACCCCGTGGGGAGCAGCAGCCTGGCCTTGGGCGGCCGACTGGGCCGCCCTCGCGGTCTCCGACATGGCGATCATTTGAGCCAGGGCGGCGTTAGCTGCCATCTTCACGTCGTCGATTGCCCCGAACAGGTTCGAAGCGGAAGAGGTGGCATTGTCGAGTGCCGGTTTGAACAGGGCCGTAGTTGCGACCCCCGAAGCGGCCTTGTTGTGGATCTCCTCGAGAGCGACGACGGATCCCTGCAGGGCCACGGGAACGTCGGCGGCGACGGGGTACATCTCGGCGATGATCTGCAGGGCCGCCGCCGACTTGTCGACTACGTCCTGCATCCCCCGGGCCCCAGATAGCTCGGAGATGGCGCGGTTCAAGTCTCGGGCCCTTTCGGGAAGGACCCCAGCAACCGCCGACAACTCGACCCATTTGGCCTTTTGAGTCTCTAGGCTCTTCGTCAGGGAGTCGACGGCTTCAGCGCTGAGCTTGTATTGCGACTGAGCCTTCGTCAAGTTGGCTTGCTGGTTAATCAGATCCGTCTGAGCCGTGACGGCGGCCCCCAGCTTAGTTTGGAAGTCGGCCATTCCGGCCGACAATTGGGCAATGGCTGTATGGGCCTCCATCTCGGCCAAGTAGTGCGAAAATTGCCGAACGTTCAGCGCCGCAGATCCGAACTGAGCGACCAGTTCGCTGGTAGACTGAGCAGCAATTGCGGCATAAGCATTATACTGATCCAGGGTAGACATAAGGGTCTGGAGGGCTGTACTGGGTTTCTCCACCGCGTCGGCCGTCTGGGAGAACCAATTCACCAGAAGGGGGAGAGCGATACCCGCTACGACCCCAGCCGCCGCCCCAACGGCCCCGAAAGCCAGGCCCAGGTCGGGAAGCTGGATAGCCAGGGCTTGGGTAAACTGCCCGGTAGCCATGGTCATCTGAGCGACCTGGGACAACTGCTGGGACACCATTCGGGCGCCCCCACCCATAAGAACCGAACCCCGGCTGACCTCGTTCTGGGCGATCTCGAGGGTCTTAAGACCCGAGGTCGCAGCCTGGTACTCACGGGTCAGTTGGGCCGTCACTGTTGCAGCCTGGGCCTTCGAGGCCACCCCCAGGCGCTCGGCGGTAGCCACCTTGTCCAAGGCCGCCGCGTATTGGACTTCCATCGCGTAGGCCCGATCAAGGGACATGCGGAGGGACTGAAACTCAGACTGGCTCAGAGCGACCGCCGCAGCCATTTCCTTCTCGGCCTCGGCGGCCTTTCGGGCGGCCACGGCATTGGCCTTGGTCTGTTCAGCCGCCTCTTTCACGGCGGCTGAAGTCTTCTTGGTAGCCTGCTCGACATGATTGGCGCCCTCGACCGCCGCCCTGCCTGCATCGGTGAACCCCTGTTCCAAAGCGGAGGTCGCCTTGTCGACTGCGACCTCCGCCTTTTGAGCCGTCCGGACCATGCTGTCAAGGGCGGCCTCGCCCTTGGCCAGCTCCCGGGCGTCCGCCGTCATGATAAGACTAGAGATCTCAGGCATCAGGGGGTTCCGTCTGTTCGGGAGCCGTAGGATCTTCGTCCTCGACCCGTTCATGGGGCGGCATGGCAAAGGGTTCTTCGCCAATGCTTAGTTCAGCAAGGTAAGCCTCGCTCATCCGGATAAGCGTCGAGGCCTCCCAGGGTTCGAGTTGTTGCTGGGTCAACTGGGAGAAGGCGTTGAGCTCGGGCCAGCCTATGGGGGTTTGACCCATCGGGGTCTGAACCATGAGCCCCACATCCCGCAGGGTGTGCCAAAGGTAGATTTCGGGTCCCAGCTCGGGAAGATAGGCCGGCTCTTTGAGCCGCTTAGCCATCGCCATCCGGTTGCGCCCCCAACCCTTGGGTTCCGAGTGAAGAAACCCAAGGGAGGCCGCAAACTCAATCAGGCGGTGGGATCGTTTCCCAAGGTCGTGCCCAGATCAGACGCAGCATCCTGGATCTGTTTGGTGAAGGGCAGGTTGACGACGCTCAGTTTCGGACGCTTGCCACCTTCGCCGTCCTCGAAGACCAGGTTGCCATCGGAGTCTTTGTCCTGCTTGACGACAGGAAAGGTCAGGTTCAGCAGCCAGCGGATGTCGTCCTCGGAGGTCGACTCGAGGACGGCGGCCCCCCGCGGGATGTTCTCCAACCGGATCACATAGGGAATGGTCGTCTCGACAGCGTCCTTGTGGACGTCTTCCATCACGAACACCGGGGTCTTGCGCAGGGCCTTGGCTTCGGGGCTTTCCCCAACGATGACCCTGTTCTCGGCGACCACCTGTTCTTTCAGCTTTTGCCGGATAGCGCCCTGAACGACCGACGAGATGGTCCCCCGGATATACACCAGGCAGGGTTTGCCCTGGTGCGTCAGGGGCTCACGGGTTTCGGGGTCCAGCAGTTGGAGGGGGTAGCCTTGTTCGGCCCGGGCGCGGTTGTCAAACTTGTTGAAGTCCATAGTCTGGGGTTCCTTGTGCATACGGTTCCTGAAGTGTAGTAGGTGGGAGACCCGGAACCAAAAGGCCCCCCACCACTCCCGGCAATCCCCGAGGGAACGGGTTGCCGAAACTTAGACCCTGATGACCGGCGAGTTCACCCGGGCCACGAAGTTGTAGCCCTTGTAGTTCTGGGTGTTCCGGGCCATCGACTGGTAGTTGGCGATCAGAGCGAAGAAATACTCGATCTTGCCGTCGGGGTCGGTGATCTTGAACGAGCAGTTCTGAGACCCGTTGTTGTTGGCCAAGATCAGCGTCTGACCGGCATCGGTGCCACCGTCCCAACGGAAGGCCATGGGGATCTCGCCACCATCGGCCGCCCCGTTCACGTGCTCAACACGGCCGGCCAGCAGGGGGATCGAGATGTTGTCGGTGGTGTCGCCGGTGGGATCCACCGAGACGATCTTGCCGATGGTCGTGTAGGTCAAAGCACCGAAGCCCGAAGCGTCGGTGGTGGCGGGGACGGAGGCGACCATTTGCACCAGCGCCCCGATGTAGGAAACAGGAAGAGCCATTTTGTGATCCTCAGATCAAAGGGTTGGGTTCAGCGCGCCGAGGTCTCGGTCGACTGGGGTTTGTCCACCGGACCGGTGGGGGTCTTGACGTCGACCAGGGTCGGCGGCAAAGTCTTGAAAAGAGGGCTTCCAGACGAAAGCCCGGACGACGCCGGAGAGGCCCCTTCCACATCCGCTTTGTCGACGGGTGGGTTGGTCACGGGATCGGCCTCCAGCGGCGTATCCGGCATTGTTACCCCGGGGATTTGGTCGGTGTCCCGGGTGATCGAGGCCGGAGCCTCGATTTGGTCATCGGGGTCGGGGTCGAAAGCCAGTTCCACCGCCCCGGATTTGACCAGCGGCGCCAGGAAGCGCGAATTGTCGAGCGACCGGATGACGTCGTTGGTGGTGTCGAGGGGGTTCCCGTGAACCAGGACGTGCCCCGAGGGCATCTCCATGCCGCGCCAGATCCGATGGTCAAGAACTGTGATCCGGGCCATATCAGTTGTCCGACAGCAAGAAGGCGGTCAAGCCTGCGCAGGCGGCCAGCGAGATGGTGCCTTGCAGGTGGTTCGCGATCGAGTCCAGGTTGATCTGCCGGGCCGCCCCGATGGCGAGGGGACCACCGAGCTGCACAGCCGCGCCCAGGTTGACGTTGATCGGACCGCCAGGGGCGTTGTAGCCGGAGGGGGCGGCCGACCCGGTGATGGTCGGCGTCAGCGATCCGGCCGTGTTGTTCAGCAAAACCAAGCGCTGGTTGGTGCCGGGGTTGTAGACCAGGGTGTCCCCGTTGGCCAGGGTGTTCACGGTGATGGGCCGACCACCCGCCCCCGAGACCACAGAGTTCGTCAAAACTGCCATGATAGTTCCTCTTCAGTTGGCTTGATAAGTGATGCGGGTCGGCACTCGCCATCCGAACCCGTCGTCGTACCCCTGAAGAACCTCCGGAGGGCGGTTAATCAGGACCGTGGTTGACCCTACGACAAGGCGAGATGCGTAGGGAAATAGCGCTTTGATCAGTTTCGCCAGGGCGTTACTTTCCCGACCGAAGTCGTTCCCGGTTGTGGTGGCGCTGATCATAGCATAACCAGAGTCAGTTTCGGCCCCGCCACGCAGGGTCGGGTCGGTGGTTCCCGTGGGGACCAGTTCCAGGAAGACCAGGGGGAGCGGCGGCAGAGGAACCACGGGTTTGTCGGGGTAGATGATCGTCATCCCCGGGTAGGCCAGGGAGGCCAACTGCTGGGAGAAGGCCGCCAGGGTTTCGTTTTGGTCAGTCATCGGTTCACCTTTGCCGCATTCTTCTCGACGATCTGCTGCCACTTGGCGACGTTAGCACCGACAAAGTGGGCGCCGGGTTGGTTGTAGGTTCGACCCAGGGCGTCGGTCCCCACAAACCCCAGTTCGACCCGAAGGGCATATTCAGCCGCCCATTCGAAGTGCGCCACGTGACCCGCCTCGAGACCGGCGATGGTGGCCACGTAGCTGTTGGCACTGGGTTGCCCCACCGATCCGTCTAGCCCTGAAGCCAGGGAGTTCCTGAGCACACCGTGATCGACGGGGATCTTACCCTGTTCAGGCGGGCCTCCTCGTTCGGAGGCCCGGGGTTGTGTCGTCTGGGCCAGCTCCAGAACCTCCTGAGTGCTGGCCTGCATCACCCGGCGCATCCGATCCTTCGAGAGGTCGGCGAAACCCTTGACCTGGGCTGTGAAGGACCCGAGTTTCTTAGCCATGGGCTAGTTTCCCCAGCACATCGGCCTGGGCCTCAGTCAGCCCCCTAGTCATAAGCCGGGTCTTCAGGGTCTTCCGGAAGTCGTCCCCTTGAGACAGGATGTCGTTATGCAGTTTGTCATCTTGTTGGTCCCCAGCCTCATCGAAGTAACACAGATCACGGGGTTTTAGGACCGACATAGCGGTTGAACCTTTCCATAGCCAGTGGGTCAGTTAAGTCCAGCGACCCCACCCAATCCGACCCGATCAGCAAGGGTTTTAGAGCTGGGAGGTCGGAGATCTCCCAGATCGCCCGGGGGTCGGGGGAGTCAAGTAATGCTCCTACCGCTTTTCTCTGTGTCTCGTCTAACCCTAGACGTCCTAGGTCGAAAGACTTAAGTTCCCCCCGGAGACCTTCCCAGGAGCCTGGAGAGGGGGTAAACCCGTACTTAGCCCAAGCGTACCCTCCAACGTCGATGTTAGCATGAACCCCAACCGACTCTATCCCCATCTTGGGGTAGGCCGCTACGGATCGAGACAATATCTCTTTAGCTACGCCTGCCCCTTGGGCTTCCTTGTCTACGATCAAGTAGTCGTGTTCTACGGATCTACGAGTCAGGCTAAAGGTCCTAACAATCTCGTTGACCCCTTTTTGTCCATCGGAAGCTTGGACGATTAGGCTGTAGGGGGAGAGCTTAACCCTTGTAGACTTGTAGTCCTGGGTATCCCCTCCGAACAGCGACAGGAAGTCGGCCTCGGACTTGAAGGGGGACAAGATTTCTCTCAACCGAGCCTTTTCCTCCTTGGTGTGCCTGTTACCCCTCTTATCCTTGGCGTTGAAGTCGTTTAGCAGCTTATCAGCGTATTCCGAAGGCCAGTTAGATGGCGCCTCGGTAACCGGTTCAGGTTTTGCGCCTGCCCCAGCCCCGGGGCCGTTCAGGTAGTCGATGCGCACGGTCTCGAAGCATCGGCAGTTGATCGTCTCTTTAGCAGCCGCCCCTAGGCTTCGGTCACGGGGAAAGCGCATCTGGCTCCCGCCTATCTCGAAGACCGAGTTAAGCCCAATGAGCGGCTCCTTCCGAGTCTGAGCGTCCAGCACCACGTGGTCGAGCCGGGTCCGCTTGTCCATAGTGGCGTCCCAGATCCGCTGGATCTGGCTGTCGTGCACCTGCCCGGAGTCAACCAACTGTTGGTAGCCTTCGTGACGCCCGGCGCCCAGAGCGGTCAGGGTCTCCGTGCGCGCGATCGTCTCGCCACGCAGGGCTAGCAGCTTGTCCTTGTACCGTCCTACGATCTCGTCGATCTTCCCAGGCGCTAACGGCTTGCCCGAGGCCTGAAGGCCGCGGATCAACCGATCGTAGCGCTTGTCACGACGCTGACGGTTGAAGTAAGCCGCGTAGTCCCCCCGGGCCAGCTCTTCCTCCATGTTCATGGCGAAACCGGCCTGTTGGGTTGTCAGGCCTATGAAGCCGCCAATCCGGTCTTTCGATCCCGGCTTTGCAGTCCCCACCAGGCTCCGGGCTATGTCCTGGGCGCCCTTGCCGTCTTGCAGGCCTTTCAGGATAACCGACCGGGCCATCTCCCGCTGATCCTCGGTGATCTCAACGATCAGTCTCCGGGAGGTAGTCTGTGACCAAAGCTCGGCTCGAGGATGCCGCCCGGAGAAGCCAAGCGAGATACTCGAGCCGTCCAAAGGGTTTGTCTGCTTCTCGACGGCCTTCAGGGCCTGGGTCCCTCCGGTCTCAAAGGCGTCCCTGATGACCTGATCAAGCGGGAAGAAGAAGTTGCTGTCAATCGAAGCCGCGGCTACTGCCGCTTCAACGTTGCCGGCCTTCAGGTGTTCTATGATCAGGGTAACCTGGGCGGCGGACCGGATGCGGCGGATGGCGTTCAGGAACGCATTCCGTGCCGCCGGGGTCAACCTAGCGAGAGCCTGGGCAATGGCGGCGGCTTCGTTCATGCTTTCCTCAGTTGGGCCTTGTACATGACCACTGTCCCCTGGGGCGACAGGACGTTCAGCCCCTCGACCTTCCATTTCTCTCCGGCGATCGAGATCCGGTCACCGACGGCCGGAGAATAGGCCGCCGGGATCAACGCCGCCAAGTCTCCCGGCTGTGTCTTGAAGTAGGCCCCGTCCTTGAAGCTGAAGGACGAAGGAAAGAAAGTGATAGGCGAGCCCACAGTGTCCTTGGTAAAGGTTCCCACCAAGTGTGGGGCTGTTGGTCCACCCGAAGTCTGTCGAAACAGGGTTCCGACCGACCCCAGGTCAGAGACTACAGCCTCGACCTCCTTTGCGATGTTGGCCCAGTTCTCACTCATATCCCACCGCCATGAAGCCGAAGGACAGGTTGCCTGGCATGTACGGGAAGAGCATAGCCTCGATGAGCGAAGACCGAGGAGAGAACATGTTCGGATCTCCCTGCTTCACCTCTACTGGAGTCCAGCTGATTGTGTCGAGCCGGGTCAAGACCTTCGCCTCTGCCGGGGTGAAGGTCTTGCTGAATAGCCCGGGGGTAGCCAGCTCCAGACCGGCCGCCACGTAGGTCGCGTCATCCACCACAGGCAGGGTCGCGTACGAGGGGTCGAGGAACCGAACGACGTAAGTATAGGCGATGTAGTCAACCGCCCTCTGCAGGGCGGCGTTGGCGTCCGCGTCGGAAGCCGAAGCCGGGGCCGAATTGCCGCGAGCTGTAGCGTGAGCCCGAAACCCTGCGAGGGAGGTTGTCATAATTCAGCCTCTTACTTCGCCGCCGGGGGCAGATCTTCCGGGGGAGCAGCGGGCTTGTCCGAAGCGGCCTTGGCCACAGGGGCCACCGGTTTGGGCGCGTCCGGTTTCCCCACCGGGTCCCCAATCAGCGGATCGGTGGTCTCGAAGGCCACGTTGGTGACCGGGGTCATGGCGTCGAGGTCAATGACCTTACCCTGGAGCCAGCCGGGAATGGCCGCCCCCTCGGTGTACAGGTGGTCCGGAATGATGGTGCCGACCGGAACTTCGGTCTGACCGGCCCCGGCCGACATGACGGCAAACACACCGGTTTGGAAGACTTGGAGTTTCATGTGGAGGTCCCTTATGTTGATATGCACAAAGGGGAAGGACCTTGCGGCCCCTCCCCGAGTAGTAGCAGGCGACAGGAAGCAAACCTTACGCGCTGACGGCGACGCCACACTGGTTGGTGGCGTCGAACTTGATCTCGATGGCCGCAGCGGCCATCGTGACGAAGTTGTACTCGTCTTCCGGATTGGCCCGGAACTGGGCGCGGTTGGTCATCGGCATGGCGTTCAGGATCTGGACCACGGCCGGGTCCTTCACGACGGCGATGATGGTCTGGGCCGGGACATAAGACGAGGGGATAACCTCCTTGACCTGGCTGTCTTCCAGAATGCGGGCCGCAATCGACTTGTTCGGGTACAGCGTCGAATAGTCGGTCGAGGTCGCATAGCGCCAGTCCAGCCAGTTGACGTACAACGTCGCCGGGGCATAGAAGTTCTTGGCGAACAACAGAGCCAGGGTGGCGTTGACTTCCGCTTGCCACTGGGCACCGGTGCAGGTCCGAAGGGCGTTGCCGGTGGACCGGGAGTTCCGCTTCGGGTGGTTGGTCAGGCCGTACAGAGTCTGGCCACCGGCCACAACCTTGCTGTTGCCCGAGATGACCATTTGCTCCAGGCTCTCGGCCACCTTGAACATGGCGTTGCGGCGACCGGCGGCATCCAACTGAAAGCCCTCGGACTGCGCAGCCTCGACCTGGCGCCAACCGTAGCTGAAGGTCGTGTCGAAGATCGGCAGGGGGGTGCCGAAGTATTCGAACACAGGCTGATCGGCCCGGGCCTTGCTGCGGCCATCCATCGAAACGTTGACCTGGCCGCTGTCGGAGATGGTCTGGAAATAGTGCAGCAGTTTCCCGATCGGAATGGGAAAGCTGACCGACGCCGCCAGGTCGTTGAACACGGACATGACTTGACGCTGGATGGCCACGCCTTCCCGGTCCCACTGACCCCAGACGTTGTAGGGGATCGGCATGGCGTTGCCAACCATGGTGGCGTTGCCCAGCCGCTCGGCCATCGAACGCTGTTGGGCGTTGAAGGCCTGGCGGTTGGCGAAGATCATACGCTGTTGGTCTTGCGTGAAGTGAAGCATTGTCGCCCTCCTTACGGTGCGATGTAGAAGTTGGCGATGACGACGTCCGCCAGCTGGCCTGCGGAATAGGCGCCGGGGGTGTCGTTGAAGAAAGCGACAACGACGTTGGTGGTTGCGGCTGCGGCCAGACGACCCGGAGCCGCAATGGTCAGCGGCTGCATGTGGGTGTAGGTGGCCGCCGCCAACGCACACTGGAAGAAGTCATTGGGGTTGACCTCGTAGGCCACCCCCGTGTCACCCGTGGTGTAGGCGGTCAGCTTGTCCTGATCTTTGAAGTCCAGGTTGCCCAAGATCAGGGGCCGCTTGCCGGCCGGGGTGGTGATCTGAACCAGGTTGGTCGCCGTAGCTTCGACGAAAGTCCCCGGAAGCAGAGCGCCCGTCACCGGCAGGTTGATGGTGCGGGGCTGTTCGTTGATCGACCCCCGGAAAATGCTGTTGCCGGCCATGTCACTTGCCCTCCGCGAACAGGGCGTTCAGGTCGTAGCCCTTTTCCTCCGAGGCATTGCCCAGGATCGGATCGCTGTTGGCGTTCAGGGCGGCGGCCGTGCCGGGCTTGCCGACCTTGGCGGCCAGCTCCTTCAGCGCCGGGGTCGGCAGGGTGTTGGCCAGATCCTGGTTCATCAGGTTCGCCTTCACGATCGTATTCACCAGAGCGTCCCGTTCCAGCTTCTCAGCGGCGGCGGCCGTCTCGGTGATCTTGTTGACCACAGCCGTGACGGGCTCGACGGCCTTGTTCACGGCGGTGGCCAGGGTCGTCGGCAGGTCCTTGACCAACGACGACACTTGGTCCGCGACGGTGTTGACCTTCGCGGAGAGAGCAGCGAACTGCTCGTCGGTGATACCCATATCTGTCTCCTGGGTTGGGGGTTGGGTAGACGAGGACGGACTGAACAACGCCAGCACCGCCTGTTTGATGCGCTCCGCAAGGGTCGCTCTTTCCTGCTCTTCCAAGGCCGAAACCACGGACATTGCAGCGTAGTCGAGGCTCCGGTCAGCCCAATCAATGGCTGAATTGACCACCTCGATCTCCTTCCCGTTCACCAGCATACCCACTCCTTGCTCTGGGGTAGCCGCCCCTTCCTCGTTCAGAAGGATGGCGTCATGGTCGAACAGCATGTTGGTGGCGACCTTCATCTCTTGGCCGCCAACGTTCGTCGTCTTGATCTCACACAGAAGCCCGGTCGAGGTATGGATGGGCTTGGCATTGCGGATAGCCTCGAGAACAGCCTGCCCCTCCTGGGTCCGGTTGGCCACCTCGACGTCAATCACTTTGTCGAGGTAGACGATGCCGTTCTGGCGACGCACGTTCTCGTTCCAGGCCCCGATATACCCGATGTTGATGCCCTCGGGGTCCGAAGCACTGACGAACTTCCCATTGACCGTGGGGTGGCCAAAAGGCGCCGGGGTCCGCTCCAGCGTTTTGTAGCTGTTGGCGATCTCCTCGGCCGGGTACATGATGCCGTTCATAACGATGTTATCCGGCAGGGTGGCGGAAGGCACGACGATCAGGTCGCGCCCGTTCCGTTTGATCGTCTTCGCCTTGGCGGAGTTCGCGACCGACCGGATGTTGATGCGGGTCTGGGACACGGAGGTCATCCTATGGTTGGGCCAGTGGGTCGGGGTTCGGGTTGGCCGGTGGGTTGGGCGACGCCGGAGGGGTGTAGTCCTCCGGAGCCAGAGGTTCGTAGTCAGCGGCCTCCCGGATCTCGTCCGGGGTGAAGGTGATCTCTCCGCTGGCGTTGTAAGACACGGCGTTGATGTCGGACAAGGTCTTGGCGATGGCGACCTTCTCCGTCTGGGTGGTCTGGGCAAGATCCGGCCAGTCGGTCTGCCAGTCCGCCTCGGGAAGAATGCCGACCGCTACTAGCTTCCGGATCATAAACTGGAAGAGAGGAACGACTTCGTTCTCCCGGCGGGCCATGTTGGCCTTGTTCCACTCGGCCGAGTCCTCGGTCGAGGCCCTTTCGCCTTGTTGGTTGCCGATCAGCACTTTGGTCGGCATGTTGATCGAGGCCGCGTAGCACTGAAGGCAAATGTCAAAGAACTCTTGGGGCTGTGGCAGGGTGATGGGGAGGACCATGGCCTCCATCCCCTGGATCATGAGCAGCTTGTCGAACCCTCGCTGCCAATCGGCCACCTGATCGTTCATGGCCTGCTGGATCTGGTTAGGCTGAACGCGCATCGCTCGAGCCATGTCCTCGATCTTGGCGTCCTTATCCACACGCAGGACCGGGGAGGCCTTCGAGTTCTTCCAGAACCCCTCGCCTCCCGAGCCGGAGATCTTCTCCATCGTCAGAAGGTCGTTGTAACCTGGTTCAAGGAGCGACCGGGAGTATACCGTTCCGTCAGCCGACCAGATCATGACCCTGTCGGGGTGAACTCGAACCTGACGAGTGGAACCCGAGCTCCCGGCCGGGAGATCTTTGTCGACCGGGGTCTCGTTGAAGAGGAACATTTTGGGCTCCCCGTAGTTCTCAGACGAGGTGTCCTGCTCCCATTCCTCGACAGTCAGTTGGGAAGCCCAACAGGGGATGATCCCCGCCAAGCCTTCGAGGCCTCCGTTCACCCTGGTGACGGGTTGGTCGAGGGCCAAGCTGTCCCGAAACCGGAAGATGACGCCTGAGTAGCCACCCACCAGCGACCGTCGATCTGCTTCGGCCAAGCGTTGCCAGATCCGAAGCTCCTGAAAGCGGAGGCGCACCTCCTTCTCGACGGGGGTCTCCTCGGGGTCTTCGGTCTCCCACAGGCAGGGGTTGTTCTCCCAAGTCTTCAAGATCGTCTTGTCAACCCCCGCCCGGGCGAGCCCGTTCCGGGAGTACATGGCATAAGCCATCCCGAAGGATACCGTCGAGGGGTAGCCGAAGTCGAGGTAGTGGTTGTGTTTGGCGTCGGGGAAGTACCCGGGGAACAGGCTCTCGATCCTCCGGCTGGCGGCGTTCAGCATCGCCATCAGCTCGGAGGCTTGTTCCCCGTTCAAGGTCGGGGTCAAGCCAGAGGGCGCCAAGTCGTTCATCCGCGGTTTCTTTCGCTGAGCAGCATCATTGCCACAGGTGTCTCAAGAACGACAGGCCAGTAGCACATCATTACCGCGTCCGCCAGGTTGGGTGACTTAGTTCCCGGCGGACGCTTGTTCACGGCCAGCTTCAACGAGCCAGTCATCTGTCCCATAGTTGCCTGCCCCAGTTCCTTCTGCAGCTTCCTGAGCCCAGGAAGATCAGACGGGAGGCAGATCATTTCGTCTGTGGGGTACTGGATACCCTCTGTTATAGCCCGATGGGTCTTCTCGAAGCGGCGGCGAAGCTGCCACCAGCCTTGAGCCTTGAGATTGGCGTAGAAGTCCTTGTTCAAGGGAGTCAGTTTGTCATCGGGCTCCACGTTCTCGTCGGGTCTTTGAACCCCAGCCCCGGCGGACCAGGGGACGAAAGTGATGGTGCTCGGTAGCTGACCCGTCTCCTCGAGGCGGTTGGCTTCGGACTTGACCCCGGCGCCGACCCCCACGCAGTCGTATTGAAGCTCGACAGGGCCGGACCCCATGAGGGCCGCGATAGCCCTTCGGGTCGTCTTGCCCGTGTCCCCCTTCTCCCATTCGAACAGCGAGTTGAGCCGAACGCCCTTCCGGATGGGAAGGGCGTTGCTGTCGCCACCCTCGTCTGCGACGTCAAGGGCCGCCACAACGGGCCCCGTGTCCATGTGCAGACCCAGCTTGACGTCAGCGTCGATAGCCGAGATGATCCACTCTTGGGGTATGACCACCCCGTCGACTGCCGCGGCGTAGTTCCGCTCGACCTCTTGGGCGAAGACGTGCAAAAGCCCATCCATCTCCGCCTTCTTCTTTCGAGCCAGATACCAGGCGTCGTCCTTTTCCGGATGGTCCCGCCAGTCCATGACGAAGACGTTAGTCACGCCTTTGTGGGCCGGTCCTTCGATCCACTCGACCCCGTTCTCTCGGCGACGGTGGAAGACGTTACCCAGGCCGTTGACCGACGAGATGTCGATCTGCACCCGAGTGTTGTCCGATAGAGCGGCCTCGATCTTCTCCGGTCGCTCGTAGTGGGCTGATTCGTCCTTGAAGTAAATCAGCTTACGCCCGCCTCGACCGATCGAGTCACCGGCCTCCCCTGTGATCGTCGCCCCGGTAGCTGGGTTGACGATCCGCATGAACGCCATGTCCCGGGTCTCGTCGAACCCCTCCGGCCAGAACTCCCGAGGGAGGCGCCGGATCAGGATGCGCATCTTCTCGAAGATGCTATCAGGGTCGCCGATCTTGTCGACCAAGGCCTCCTTGCGGCTGCCCCATCCGATCGAGGCCCCATCCCAGAACCGCCACATCCATACAGACACGGCGCAGCATATCCAGGTCGCCCCGAGGTCTCGGGCCTTCTCCATCAACCCGTTCTCCTCCCCTTTCAGGCAGGCGAGGATGAAGTCGACCATTTGGCCCTGGCGCTCGAACATGACGAAAGGCATCTTGGCCATCCGCCCGGGTTTACCCGCGACCCGAGGGTCATATGTGTCCATCCAGTGGTTGATGAACTCCTTCGGTCGAGTGCGGTAGTACTCCAGGGCTCCGTAAAGGAGCTTAGGGTCTTCGCGCATCGCCAGGAGTTGCTGTTGGCGCCAGGCGAAGACCGCCGTGTAGTCTGGCGGCCAGTTATCCCGAGTTCGCGTTGAGGGTGGCAGCATAGGCGTCCGCCGCCTCCTGAGGGGTCATGGTAGCGGTGACCGATTTCAGTGCACCGCCATCGTGGCCTGCCACCTGGATCTTGTCCCCGTACTTCTTTGGGTTCATTCGGGAGAGGACCCACTTGCGAGTGTTGATCTGCATCTCTCGGTGTTTGGTCATGTCGGCTTTGGTGGTCTTGATAGAGACCCCATTGGGTCCATTGTCTTCCACCACCTGAACGCCTTCCAGGGGCGTGTCAGCGATATGGGTCAAATCGTCGAAGAGAACCTCTTCTCGGATCTTCATCGCAGCCGTATATTGTTCGCGAAAGACTGAGTCTGCGGCGACCCACCGGAGCACCGTGGTGATATGGGGCGCGCCATCCTCTTCACAGTAAGATCTCAGGGACTTACCCGAGGAGATCCACAGAAGGATGGCGGTTTGCTCTTCCGGGCCGAAAGGAGAAGGAGCCCCAGTGGGCTTGCGTTCAGTGGGAGGTGACATGATCCAACCTGCTACATGGTGTCCTCCTGGTGCTTAGGAGCTGGGAAGAGCCCCCACCCGACCTTGCCTCTCGGACCCATCACGAAGAGGCTGGGTGGACCAGCAGAGCAACTACCACATTGAGGGCGTGCCCCGGGATCTACCAGGTCGGGTGGGAGGGCGAACAGCCTTTTAAGCTTCCGACCTATCTCCCCAAGACGGCATAGCCGTCCTTGTGATCCCTATATGGGTCAAATGGGATCGAGATGAAAACTGAAAAACGTCAGCTTCAGGGAGGATTTCTTTATCGCAATAGTGATCCCCCCGTCTGCATTGATTGTTTCAACAGTCCCAATCAGGTCGGTGAACAGCCCTTCTTTAACCCGAACAGTCTGGTGAACCTGAAAGTCATGGGGAGGAACAAGTTCAGGAGGATTTTCAGCCACATAGACCGGGTTTGGTTCTTCCTCGACTACCGGGGCTTGCGAAGGCACTATTCCAGGGTACTCCCTTTGGTCGTAAGCCCGAAGAGGTCCGAGCTCCCAGTCAAAAACCTGAAGAAGAGACCCCTGGTTCTTAGACGGCCTGAACAAGACAGGCTTTCCTTGATCCGTCACTCTGTGACCAGAGACCCCAGAGTCATCCCTGACATTGCAGGCCCATTCCAAGTCTTCCCCTCGGAGGAAGACAAAGGAGGGCGTGAGGGCCGTTTCCACCCAGATCCGAACCTTCTTCCTAGGCAACCTTTTCCGGAGCCAATATCGGGGAGACCAGGCCCTTAAGCCTTCCCGGACCAACAGATCTTCAAGATCGAGGGTAAGCTTGCCTTCGCACCGAAGGACCAACCACTTGGCCTCTTGAGCTCTCAAGGCCCGTCCCTCCTCGAGGCGCTTCTTCTCGAGGTTTCTCCGCGTTTCCTCGGGGTGTATTCCTCGGGCAGGGGTGGTTTCAAATGGGTCTGACATGTCTTTCCTCGTGCTTATATTGAGTTACTCCGTCAACCCGCTCCCAACCCGCTCCCAACCCGCTCCCAAAAGGCGGGAGCGGGTTGCGCGTTGGACGGGTAGGGCAGCTAAAAGCCCTACCC